CGCATTACACAGCGTGGTCTAGACGTTGAGCGAGGCCTTGCCACCACACCAGGTGTTAAACGCCCAGGGCCGAGGTAACAACGCTAATGAAATTTACAATTAAAATCTGGCGTCAAACCGAACAATATCAGTGGGGATTCGCTCACGGGATCGCAGCATGTTGGGTTTTATTTGCCTTAATCTTAGTAACAGTGCTGCTACTAGGCTGAAAGTAAGGATTCAAGATGGCTAAACGCAAAGTAGCAACTAAAGCAGAAAAAGACATGATTGCTCGTTTTGTTCATGCATTCATCGTTGCGGAAATTGGCAATGAGGTGTTTCCCGAACACGCTAAATCATACCATGAACATATGCGCAAAGAATTCCCTGAGGGTTTCAGGCTGTTAGATGAATTCCAAAAAGCCGTGCCACGCATCCGCAAACAAGTGCTTAAGGAATTTCAAGAGCATAAGGATGACGAGAACGCATGAGCGATAAACGCACCCGTGGCAAGCCCAGCAAAATAGACCAGCTTCCCGACGACATAAAGTCTGAGCTGATTGAGCTATTGCGCGATAAATCCGTTACACAAACCGAAGTGCTTGATCGCGTAAACACCCTTATTCGCGACGCGGGCTTGCCTGAAGAAGAACATATCTCACGTAGCGGTCTTAACCGCTATGCCACGCGCATGGCCACAGTGGGCAGTCGCATTCAGGAAGCCCGTGAAGTGTCTAAACAATGGGTAGACCAGCTGGGCGGTAAGCCAACAGGTGAAGTCTCGAAAGTGCTCATTGAGATGGTTCGCACCCTAGCGTTCGACCAAGTGTTAAAAATGTCTGAGTCAGGGAAAATTGTTGAGCCTAAGTTCATTAAAGACCTAGCCGTTGGAGTAGAGAAACTTGAGAAAGCCGCTACTGAAAGTACCAAGCGTGAAAAAGAAATCCGCAAGGCCATGGCGGAAGAAGCAGCAGAGCGTGCCGCAGAGGTAGCCAAAGCAGCGGGACTAACCGCAGATGGTGCTGCGCAAATTAAGCGTGAGATTTTGGGGATTGCCTAATGAAGCTGCCACCACAGCCTGCCCCTACACCTAAGGAAATCAGGCCCAGTAAAACGCAATATCAAAAAGCCATTGAACAATGCGACAGGCTTGAAACGCGGTTCGGCCTCCCTACCTTCATTCCCTTCGATGAGAACGAACTTTTACTTGGGTACCAGAAACGCTGGGTAGCCGATGAGTCACCGCTGAAGATTGCTGAGAAGTCCCGTCGAACCGGTATCACGTGGGCCGAAGCGTCAGACGCTGTGCTTACCGCCAGTAGAACCAAAAGTGCACACGGTACCAATCACTTTTATGTGGGCTCAAACAAGGAAATGGCTCGCGAGTTTATTGATGCAGCGGCCATGTGGGCAAAGGCCTTCGATAAAGCTGCAGGTGACATTGAAGAAGAGCTGTTCATTGATGATGGCCAAGAAGGCAAAGAAATTCTTACCTTCGTTATTCATTTTGCCAGTGGTTTTAAAATCCAAGCGCTGAGCTCGAAGCCGTCTAACCTGCGTGGTATGCAGGGTAACGTAACGATTGATGAAGCTGCCTTTCACGATCAATTAGCGGAAGTACTCAAGGCTGCACTTGCACTTACCATGTGGGGCGCAAAGGTGCGCCTTATCAGCACTCACAACGGTGCAGAGAACCTATTTAACCAGCTCATACAAGACAGCCGAGCAGGCAAAAAGCGTTACAGCATTCATCGTATTACGCTAGATGACGCATGCAATGAAGGGCTATACCAGCGCATATGCCAGGTTAAAGGGAATGAGTGGAGCCAAGAGGCCGAACAAAAGTGGAAGGACGATTTACTTAACGATACCGCCAGCCAAGAGGATGCACTGGAAGAATACTTCTGTGTGCCTAAATCGGGTGGTGGGGCTTACATCAGCCGTGCCCTTATCGACAAGGCCATGGTGCAACCCGACGAAAGTGGCCAGCCCACCGTTATCCACTATGCACAAAGCGCTGAGTGGAACCAGATGCGCCCCGACTTGCGTGCTGCTGATATTAAAGACTGGTGCAAAGAGGTATTACTGCCACAGCTGGAGAAGCTAAACCCAGAGCAGCGTCACTGCCTAGGTGAAGACTTTGCACGTTCTGGCGACTTAACGTGTTTATGGGTTGGTGTAATACAGCAAGACCTTAGCCTTCGCGTACCGCTTGTGGTGGAACTTAAAAACATTCCCTACAAGCAGCAAGAGCAAATTCTGTTTTTCATCATCGACAGGCTACCGCGCTTTATTGGCGCGCAATTGGATGCCACGGGTAACGGCGAATACTTGGCAGAGCAAGCAGTTGACCATTACGGCGCGGGGCTTATCGAGTCGGTCAAGATTACCGAGAACTGGTATCGAGAAAGCATGCCGCCTATGAAGGCCCATTTTGAGGACTTCACCATTATCCTACCGAGTGACGCTGACATCTTGGATGACCTACGCTCGATTCAAATTAATAACCGGGGCGTGCCTCGCATACCCGATGCGAAAACCGACACTAAAAAACAGCGACATGGCGACGGCGCTATTGCCTGCTGCATGATGGTTGCGGCCAGTAAAATGGAGGGCGGTGAAATTGACTACATGAGCCTGCCTTCCAAAGCCGAAAGGCGCGACAACCGCAACAATGACGACAACTACTCAATCCAACAAAGTGGGTGTTATTGATGGAAACCTACGAGCAAAACGGTACGCGCTTTCGTGTACGCGAACGCGGCCTTAAAACCAAACAAACCGACAATTCAGCACGCGTGGCGCAAATGCGCCGCGAGTTTGCTGAGCATCCTAGTTCTGGGCTTACGCCTGCCACATTGGCGGTCATTCTTAAAAATGCTGAACAAGGTAGCTTATTAGAACAGTGCTACCTTGCTGAGGACATCGAAGAGAAAGACGGTCACATCCAGGCTGAAATATTCAAGCGTAAGATGGCGCTAACCGATATCGATTGGCAGATAGAGCCGCCTGTGAATGCCACCGCCCAGGAACAAAAAGATGCGGCCAACATAGAGCAAATGCTGAAAGATGTGGAAGACTGGCACAACATCATATTTGGTATGGGTGACGGCATTTTAAAAGGCTTTTCAAACATTGAGTATGAATGGGGCTTTTACAATAACTTCCGTATTCCTGAGGCATTCGTGCACCGCCCTGCTACATGGTTTCAGTTACACCACGACGACCAGGACTGTATTGCCCTTCGTGACCAAACAGGCAAAGGTGAGAAACTACGCCCGCTTAACTGGCTGCAGCACCGTCATCCTGCAAAGAGCGGTTATGCCGCACGCATTGGCCTAATTCGTCAGCTTGCGTGGCCGTTCATATTCAAAAACTATTCGGTACGCGACTTAGCCGAGTTCCTAGAGATTTACGGTATTCCAATTAAATTGGGTAAATACCCTAGTGGTGCAACTGATACTGAAAAGAGCCGCTTGCTTCAAGCCGTACTCGGCATTGGTCACAACGCTGGGGGCATAATCCCCAAAGGCATGGAAATTGAATTTCACGAAGCAGCGAAAGGCGGCGGCAGCGACCCCTTCATGACCATGATGAGCTGGTGTGAGCGCATCCAATCCAAAGTCATTTTGGGTCAAACCCTCACATCACAGGTAGACAGCACGGGGAGCCAAGCGCTAGGCAACGTGCACAATGAAGTACGACAAGACATTCGCGACCATGACTTACGCCAAATTGCTAACACGCTAAATCGTGACCTTGTGTTGCCGATGCACGCGCTTAACAGCCTAAGCTACCGAGGCGACCCAAGACGTAAGCCGCGCATTATATTTGACACACAAGAGCCCGAAGACATCAGCCAATACGCTGATAGCTTACCCAAGCTGGTCGACATTGGTTTTCGTATTCCGGCCAGCTGGGCGCAAGATAAGCTGCGCATTCCGGAGCCTGAAGGCGAAGAGGCTATCTTGGCTCGCGCTGCCGCCACGCCTGCTGTTAAAGAGCCAGAGGAAAAAGGTGCGGATAAGGACGACCCAAAACAAGAGCCGCAAACCGCTGCATTGCGTTTAGCGCTCGCTGCACTTAAAGCACAACAACCGAAAGACGACGGCGCAGATGTGCTTACTAAGCGTTTAGCACAACAGGCTGGCGAATCGTTCAGTCAGTTAATGCAACCCATTGAGTCGCTAGTGGCTAATGCTAATTCATTGGAGGCGCTATTAGAGCAGCTGCTGGAATTAGAAGACCAACTGCCCATTGAAGATTATCAACTACTTTTGGGCCAAGCATTTACCGCAGCTGAGTTAAGCGGACGATTTGATGTGAATGAGGGTAATTGATGACTATAAGACAACCAGCGAAAGTTAAATGTTGTAGATGTAGAAATATACATTTTGAAAATGAGAGGCTTGACAAGCGCGACCTCAGCCACAAAAAGCTAGCAGTCTATGACAAGGTTTGTCCGCGCTGTCAGTGTAAGTCTTACTACATTTTGGACGCGGAAGAAAAAGCCTAATGCCTGCCCAGTACGGCCCTCAGAAGTTTTCTGAAGCCATTACTCACTTTAGAAACAAGTTGAACATGCCCAGCGAACGCTGGGCTGATGTGTGGCGTGAACAGCACAATAACGCTTTTATGGTGGCTGGCGCAACGAAGACGGATTTGTTGGCCGACATTCGCCAAATGGTAGACAGTGCAATAGCAGAGGGCAAAAGTTTAAGCTGGTTTCAAAAAGAGTTTAAACACCTGGTTAAAAAGCATGGATGGGAACACACAGGCAGTGCCGCATGGCGAGCTAATATCATTTACGACACAAACATGCGCCAAGCTTATAATGCGGGTCGCTTCCAGCAGCTGCAGAATTTTCCTTACTGGCGCTATGCGCACGGCGATAGTCGCTACCCTCGCCCACATCACCAAAGTAAAGACGGTACCATTTTACCTAAAGAGTCGCCGTTCTGGCTTACCTGGTTTCCCCAAAATGGTTGGGGCTGTAAATGCAAAGTGTTTGGTGAGACAGAGCGCAGTATTAAGCGCAAGAACATGACGTTAAGCAAAGAGCCTGTTATTGAAACGCGCGAATGGGTAGATAAGAAAACAGGTGAAGCGCACCAAGTGCCTGTAGGTATCGACCCTGGTTTCGATTATTCGCCGGGCTCAAAATCGCAAGCCGATGTATTGCGCCAGCAGCAAATTTCAAAGCCGCCACTAAAAAACCGCCTTCCTGAACGTGCGGTACCTAGCGCTTACTCAACCAATAAGAATGTAACCATTCATGGGCTAAACAAGGTCATTTCAGAATTGAGCCAAGCGCAACCACAAATGCGTCAAGTGACCGATTTTATTACCACCTACGGCATGAAAACGCTATTCCTTAAGCCCACCGAAATGGTGCGTGGCAGCAAGAAAGCCCGCGAGCTGGAGGACGACATTACCAGCTACCTGAATGTCCCAGTATCGAAAGCCTATGCCAACTGGCCTGTGCCCAGTAACACCGCACGGCGTGCAAATGGCTATACAGCACTAGCTTGGAATCACGTAGTCGTAAAAGCCAAAACGGGTGTAAACTTAAATAAAATTGCCGACATTTCCGACTTAACCAATGCGGTAGAGGCGGCAATACTCGCTTTACAGGCTGGCAAGCGGCAATGGTCGCTGTCGCAT